ATTTATAGGCGATCCTTTAGAAAAATCAATAGCACAGGAGATTATGTCTTGGTCTAGCACTGTTTTAGAAAAGCCAAACAAGTTTTTTAACGGTCTGCCACCTTGTCCTTATGCAAAACAAGCCTGGATGAATGATAAGGTTGCTTTTGTTTTTAAAAAAGAAAAAACGTACCAAGATTTATATTCGGTTATTTCTTGTTTTGACGATAAATTTGATATAGCCATATTAGTAGATTTAAACAATCATAAAGATTCCGAGGAGTTTCATGATTATTTAAATGAATTAAATACGGCTATTTCCAAGGGTTGGTTTATTGATAAAGACATTTGGGTAGTAGGCTTTCACCCAGATGATGACGCTACTGAGTTTGCGGAAGAGGCTGATTTTGAAGCCTTAGTGGAAGTAGAATACTCTTTGATTTTTATCCAAAGGCTGTCAAAATTGCAAGAATCAGCGCATAGAATAAAGAAAAACGGGTATTATGATAATTATGGTGAGGAGTATAATGCTTCCCATATTTTTAAACGTAGAGAAGAACTTTACAGGAGATTACAAAATGGCAATGGCCCCTAAAAAGATGCGCGGTGGTGGTATGGTTAAAAAGATGCGCGGTGGTGGTATGGTTAAGAAAATGAAAGAAGGCGGAGATGTGTCAAAAATGACTGTAACCGAACTGCGTAAAGAAGCTAAAGAAAAAGGTTATAAACTAGTTAAGGCTTAATTATGGCTACTTCAGGGAGCAAAGATTTTGAGTTAGATGTAGCAGATTACATCGAAGAAGCCTTTGAGCGTTGTGGCTTAGAGGTTAGGACAGGTTACGACTTAAAGACAGCTAAACGTTCTCTTAATCTAATGCTTGCTGATTGGTCTAATCGTGGTTTAAATCAATGGACAATCAAACAACGGTCTTTAACTTTGACGGCGAATGACGGCGAATATGATTTGTCTTCGGATGTGATTGATGTTTTAAGCGTTGTTGTTCGGGTTTCTGGAACCGATTACTCTCTTTTGCGTTTAAGTAGAGATGACTACATTACGATACCTACCAAAACGAGTACAGGAAGACCTAATCAGTTTTTCTTAGACCGACAAATAACGCCAAATTTAAAAGTGTGGCCGGTTCCGGATAGCAGCACGTCATATACTATATACTATGATGCGCTTACTCGTATGGACGATGCGGATATATACACGAATACAATGGATATGCCTTTTAGGTTTTATCCGTGTCTTGCCGCAGGGTTAGCTTATTATTTGTCTTTGAAGAAAAACCCGCAAAGAACACCCTTATTGAAATCTGTTTACGAAGAAGAGTTTCAAAGGGCTGCTGACGAGGATCGGGATAGAGCTTCTTTTAATGTTGTACCTAGCGTTGGTTACTACAGGTAATGGCTAAGTTTGCATCAGGTAAAAACTCTTGGGCCATCTGCGATAGATCGGGGTTAAGATATCGGTACAAAGTAATGCGAAAAGAGTGGAATGGCTTGTTAGTCGGTCCGGATCAATACGAGCCAAAGCACCCTCAATTAGGGCCATTTAGAAAAGTAGTAGATCCACAAGCCTTAAAAAACGCCAGACCAGACCGGGTAGAACCTATGGATGTCTATGTTGGATTACCTACTGTAGAAAATGAAAATTTAAGGCCAGCCACAGGTTTTTCTCAAGTTGGTTTGGTTACGGTGACTACATCATGAGTTTTACTTATGCTCAGTTAAAACAAGCTATACAAGACTACACAGAAAACGATGAGACTTCGTTTGTTACTAACTTACCTGTTTTCATTCAACAGGCGGAAGAACGTATTTTAAAGAACGTTCAACTAACTCTTTTTAGAAAAAATGTCAGTGGTAACTTAACTCAAAACAATAAGTACTTGTCTGCCCCGAGTGATTTTTTAGCTCCTTTTTCGTTGTCTTTTGTAGATTCTAACAACGAGCATCAATTTTTAGAGTTTAAAGATACCGATTTTGTACAATCGTTTAACCCTAATGCCGCTACGCAAGGAAACCCTAGGTATTATGCGCTTTTCGACATAAATCATTTTATTATAGGCCCGACACCAAACGCAGCCAGCGTTATTGAATTACATTACTTTTATAGACCCGCTAGTTTAACGGCGGGTTCCGATAGTGGCACTACTTGGTTAAGTGAAAACGCTCAAATTGCTATCCTTTATGGAAGCTTGTTAGAAGCGTATACTTATATGAAAGGTGAGCAAGACTTGGTAGCGCTCTATGAAAAAAGATTTGGGGAAGCTTTAGTGGGTATGAAAATGTTTGGTGAAGCTAAAGAAGTTACGGATGAATATAGGGTTGGAAAAATTATTAGGGCTAAACAATGAGTGTTCCATCCTTGAATTTAGACATTACACCTACTTTTAAAGTAGATGTGAAAACCACTGAAAACAGGGGTTTTACTCCGGAAGAAGTTGCAGAACGGTGTGCCGACAAAGTAATATCAATTTCAGATACTGCAAATCCGATAATACGAGATCAAGCTCGTGCTTTTAAAACACATTTAATTAAGGTCCTATCTTTTTACATGAAAGAAGCTATTAAAAGTGATAGAACTACAGTTTATAATGCTTTATCTAATGCGGGGCATAAAGATTTAGCTGAATTAATAAGGAGAATGTAATATGGCTTTTAACGGTAATTTTATGTGTACCACCTTTAAAAAAGAATTAATGTTTGGCGTACATGATTTTGCGAACGGGGCCGATACGTTTAAAATTGCACTTTATACGTCTTCGGCTACCTTAAATGCATCTACTACGGCATACACTACCAGCAATCAAGTTGCTAACGGTAATGGATACAGTACGGGTGGAGAGTCTTTAACTAATGTATCCCCTACCGTCAGCGGCACTACCGCACTTACGGATTTCGCCGATGAAACGTGGGGATCCTCTAGTATTACAGCTAGAGGCGCTTTGATTTACAACAGTACGCCTAACACGACGTCAATTTCTGTGACCAATCCTTCGGTAATAATTCTTGATTTTGGTGCAGATAAGACCTCTACGACCGGCGATTTTACGGTTGTTTTTCCAACTGCTGACGCAAGTAATGCCATTATAAGGATCGCTTAATGGCTAGTGTTGTTGCCGCTTACAAAGGCTGGAATAGTTCAGCTTCTGCTTGGGGTGACGTAGGTTGGGGTCAGGATAACGCTTTAACAGGGTTAACCGCGTCAGTAGGTGCGGTTACTGCTTCCGCCAACGCTGATGCAACTGTTTCAGGACTTCAAGCAACAAGTGCTTTTGGTTCTGTAACGGTTATAGGTGAATCAGATGTACCGGTTACAGGGTTAGCGGCTACCTCAGCAGTTGGCGGTGTAACGGTAAATGCCGCAGCAATTGCAACAACTACTGGAGTTTCCGCCACATCGGCGGTAGGTTCGGTCATAGGTCAAGGTGGCGTAAAAATATTCGTTACAGGATTGTCTATGACCACTTCGGTGGGTAACGTCTTGGTTTGGGGAAATATTGTACCAGACCAAAATCCAAGTTATAGTACCATACAACCATCTCAAACCCCTGACTGGGTAAGAATAGCCGCATAATAAGGTGTAAAAAATGCCAAGTACATATACTACTAATAACGGTATTGAGCTCATAGCCACCGGGGAACAATCCGGAACCTGGGGGGCCACAACCAACACGAATCTTAGCCTAGTTGATACTGCTTTAGACGGGCAAGTTACAATAACCGTAGGTGCTACAGGAAGCAGCGGGTCGCCTAATGCGCTCCCTGTTACAAATGGAAGCACCTCTAATGGACGAAACAGGTTAATTATTTTTGCCGATGGAGGAGATTTAGGTGGAACAGTTTTTGTTCAACTAACCCCAAACGATGCCGAAAAAATAGTCTACATTAGGAATTCCCTAACGGCCAGCCGCAGTATTTTAGTCTTTCAAGGAACGTACAATGCTTCCAATGATTACGAAATTCCAGCAGGAACTACTGCCGTGGTTCACTTCAATGGTGGGGGCTCTGGTGCTGTTGCCGCTAATGTGTTTAATAATGCTTATTTCGATAGCTTGCGTCTCGGTGCTGTCTCTGTTACAGCGGTTCTTGATGAAGACAATATGTCTTCTAATAGCGCCACTTCGTTGGCTACGCAACAATCTATTAAAGCGTATGTAGACAGTACTGTCACGGCTCAAGATCTTGACTTTGCAGGAGGCTCTGGTTCTGGATCGGTAGACTTAGACAGTCAAAACTTTACTATTGCAGGGACATCAAACGAAATAGAAACTTCTGCGAGTGGGCAAACTTTAACGGTAGGTTTACCTAATGCAGTAACTATTGCGACGTTAACGCTAACAAATGATTTAGCTGTAGCTAACGGCGGAACAGGTTCCTCTAATGCATCTGACGCTAGAACAGCGTTGGGTTTGGCTATTGGGTCAAACGTAGAGGCATTTGATGCGGATATTCTAAAAGCTGACACTGCTGATACGCTAACAGCACCATTCAGAGGGACGATAACAACAGACAATGATCTTTCTTTTGATCAAAACGTCACCAACAACTTTCAATGCACACCGAGTGGTGCAGGGGCATTAACCTTTACCAATCACACCTCTGGTCAGAGTGGTTTTATTCTTTTGATTAATTCAGGAGGCCACGCTATTTCTGCACACGCTAACACTAAAATTAACGCTGCTGACTTAACAGCTATATCGGTTGCTGGAACATATACCTTGAGTTACTTTGATAACGGAACCAATGCTTACGTTTCGGCAAGCAGGAGCTTTGGATGAGTTTAATACCTGTCGGGTTCGGGTCTTCTGGTGATGATTACACTATTGACGACAGTCTAAGGTTTCGTAGTTCTGCCAGTGCTTATTTAAGTCGAACACCTTCAAGCACAGGTGACAGAACAGAGTGGACTTGGAGTGGGTGGGTAAAAAAAGGACCTAATGCTACAAATTTAAGTTTGTTTTCTGCGGATCACGCTGGTGGGTCAAATGCTTATTTATCCATGCTTATTAATAACAGCGATGAGTTTCAAATATTTGAATTTAACGGCTCTGCATATACACTCCGACTTGCAAGTAATGCTTTGTTTAGAGACCCCTCAGCTTGGTATCATTTTGTTTGTGCGGTTGATACGGATCAAGGCACAAGTTCAAACCGAATAAAATTATACGTGAACGGTACTCAAATTACCTCATTAAGACTGGCTACATACCCTTCAAGTGGTCTCACAACCTACGTTAACACAGCCAGTAACTTACACGCTGTGGGTGCAACAGTAGGTGCTGCTACCTCCCCAGAACGTTACCTAGATGGGTATCTCACGGAAGTTAATTTTATTGACGGTCAACAGTTAACGCCCACAGACTTTGGTGAGTTTGACGATAATGGTACTTGGAAGCCTATAGCCTACACAGGTACATACGGCACGAATGGTTTCTATTTAGATGGTACAGGCGTAACAGATCAATCAGGTAACAGTAACAACTGGACAAATAACAATCTAAATCTTTCAACGTCAACAGCAACGACTTATGACTTGATGAAAGACACACCCAGTCTGGTTGATGAGAATGCAGGTAACTTTGCTACTTTGAATCCTTTGGATAAATATTCATCTGCTGTAATTGCGGAAGGTAATTTAAAAATAGGAGCCAATAACAATGTATGGACTAATCAAGCTAGATCAACATTCTTTGTAGATAGTGGTAAATGGTATTGGGAGGTAACACTTAGTCCGGGTACAGGTGGTTTTTGGAAAGCAGGAATACGAGATGCAGCAGCAGCGTTAACTGCAACAACTACTACTAGTACTGGTTATGAATATGTTGCTTTTAACGGTAACAAAAACGCCCCAGGAGTTTACTCTAGTTATGGTAGTGCGCTTACTGCTGGAGACGTTTTAGCTTTTGCTCTTGATATGGATGCTGGGACTATAACGGCATACAAAAATAATACTAGTTTAGGAACTATGTTTAGTGGGTTGTCTGGAAGTTACTCACCAACAGTCTCAATGTATAACAGTTTTATATCTTTTAACTTCGGACAACGCCCTTTTGCTTACACACCACCAACAGGCTTCTTAAAGCTCAACACGTTCAATCTACCTGACTCAACTATTGAGAAGGGTTCGGATTACTTTAATGCTGTGTTGTACTCAGGTAATGGTGGCACACAAAGTATCACAGGTGTTGGATTCCAACCGGACTGGACTTGGATAAAATGTCGCAATGATGCTCAGTACCATGTGCTACAAAATGCAGTTACTGGTGCAGGTAAGACTTTGTTTACTAATGTAACTCTCCAAGAGACAGGTAACGCTGGTGATTTTATTTCATCATTTGATAGTGATGGAATTACAGTAAACAATACTTATGCTGGCGGCACAAACAACTCAGTTAACGGGTCAGGGAAAACCTATGTAAGCTGGAATTGGAAAGCTAACGGCTCTGGTGTTCTTAATGAAGTAGGTGATATAGATTCCACAGTCTCTGCTAACACTACGTCTGGTTTTAGTATTGTTAGTTATACAGGTACGGGAAGTGCTACGACTGTAGGTCATGGGTTATCTTCTACACCAGAAATGATAATAGTTAAGGGTAGAAATACTACGGCTGCACAAGCGTGGCGAGTGTACCACAATGATGCAAACGCTTCTCCTGAAACAGGTGTTTTAAATCTTAATACAACTTCAGCTTTTGTTACATCTTCTACGCAGTGGAATAACACAGCACCTACATCAAGTGTGTTTAGTATAGGAACTGATCCTGCTGTAAACGAAAACACTAAAAACTATATAGCCTATAGCTTCACATCTATAGAGGGATACTCAGCCTTTGGCAAGTACACAGGTAACGGCTCCGCTGATGGACCGTTTATTTACACAGGTTTTAGACCTGCTTGGCTATTAATAAAACAGACAAACGGTTCTAGCTTTAACTGGAATATGATAGACACTTCAAGAAGTCCTTACAACACCGCTGACGATTTACTAGCTCCAAATACAGCCGGTGCTGAAGCAGTTTCTGGTTTTGTAGATGCTGTTTCCAACGGGTTTAAATGTAGGAACTCCAGTGCGTATGTCAACGGTTCAGGTAGTACTTACATCTACATGGCATTTGCTGAAAACCCATTTAAGAACGCTAACGCGAGGTAATTATGTATTACTTAGGAAGTAAAGCTCTACGACAAAACTCTGGCTTTGAGATTGAAGGCACTGTTTACCCAAGCAATTGGCTACAGCAATCAACTGAAGACGAGAAAGCTGCTTTAGGGATCACGTGGGTAGTTGATCCAATCAGAGCTGATGACAGGTTCTACTGGAATGGTGATGCGACTATCCCTAAGATTCTTGAAGATCGAGATGAAGTTGATGAAGACGGAAATCCTATTTATGTTCAAGAGTTAGACAACTCTGATCCGTTAAACCCTGTGATGGTAGACACTACCGAGCAGTTAGTTACCAGAGGTCTGAAGTACTCTTGGAAGGCACAGGTTAAAGACACAGCCGGTAAGATGTTGGCTCAGACTGATTGGAT